ACGCCTACGCCTACACCTACGCCTACACCTACGCCTACGCCTACGCTTGAGCCAGAGCCAGCACCTGGGACAGGGCCTGAACCTGGGCCAGCACCGGGCCCCGGGCCAGCACCCGGCCCTGGTGACGGCGGTGGCGGTGGAGGTGGCGGTGGCGGTGGCGGTGGAGGATTACTAATGTCTTTTATTCAGTCTACTCCAGTTACAAACAGTATTTTGTTTGAGCCAATGAAGTTTGATTTAACTAAGATTGATGCAGGTCTGTTTCAGAGGATTCTTAACGTATGACATATTTAAATCTTATTAATAATGTCCTCCGCAGACTAAGAGAGGATACAGTAGAGACTGCAAATGCTACTGATTATTCTGCATTGATTGGCGATCTTGTAAATGATGCTAAAAAGATTGTAGAAAATTCATTTGACTGGACTGCCTTACGAGACACTATTACTTTTTCCACGGAAAATGGAACCAGTGAATACTCTTTAACTGGTAGTGGCGATTTGGCTGTAGTAAAGGACGTGATTAACGCAACATCAAAGAAATTCATATATCAAAGAAGCAAGTCTTACTTCAACAATGTTTACTACAATCAGACCATATTGTCTGGGTCTCCAGACTATTACACTTTTATTGGAACTGATTCAAACGGAGACTTGAAGATTAAGCTATATCCACAGCCTGACGCTGTGTATTCGTTACGCTTTGACGTTGTTGCTCCACAGGCTGATTTATCTAGTGACTCAGAGGTTTTGTCTGTTCCAAGCAATCCAGTTATTCAATTAGCTTATGCGATGGCCTTGAGAGAAAGAGGTGAGACTGGCGGTCAAAGTGCTGTAGAACAGTTCTCTGTAGCATCTACTGCTCTATCTGATGCTATTGCTTTTGATGCTAACCGTTATCCGACAGAAATGACATTTGTGGTGGTGTAATGGCCCAACAACTGCAACAAATAACAATTACTGCTCCAGGCTTTGCGGGTATTAATACTCAAGATGCTCCTTTGGCGCAAGAGCCTACCTTTGCTTCTGTAGCAGATAACTGCGTTATAGATAAATCAGGAAGAATTGCCTCAAGAAAAGGCTATTCGATGGTGTCTACCAATGGAGGTTCTGTACTTGGTTCCTCTCTTGGGATAGAAGCGGTACATCAGTTCAGGGATAACAATGGAAATGTAGTTATTTTCTCTGCCGGAAATAGCAAGATATTTTCTGGTACAACGACATTAACTGATGAAACTCCTGGATCTTATACAATTACCGATGACAACTGGAAGATTGTTAATTTCAATGGAAAAGCATACTTCTTTCAAAGATCACATGAGCCTTTGGTTTATTCAAACACTGCGGGAGCAGTACAAAAGATGTCTGCTCACGCTGGTGCTACTGGTACTCCGCCTCAAGGCAATGAAGTATTGGCAGCGTTTGGTCGTATATGGGTGGCTGATTTTGCTACTGACAAGTCTACTATCTACTGGTCTGATCTTCTTGATGGGACAGCGTGGACAGGGGGTACTTCTGGCTCTATAGACATTTCTAAGGTCTGGCCTAATGGCTATGATGAGATTGTTGCGTTATCAGCACATAACGGATTCTTAATCATCTTTGGTAAAGATTCTATCCTTGTGTATGGAGGCGCAGAATCTCCAGCTACTATGGCATTGACTGACACAATTTCAAACATGGGCTGTCTTGGAAGAGACTGTGTTGTTTCTACAGGCAAGGATTTGATTTTCTTTGCAAAGTCTGGCATTAGAAGTCTTGCAAGAACGATCCAAGAGAAATCATCTCCTATTGGCGATATATCTAAAAACGTAAACAACGATATAAAGACTATCGCTGCAAGTGAGACTGGAAACATTAAAATGATTTATTCGCCAAAAGAGGCGTTTGTTTTAGTTAATTTCCAAATTCTTAAAATTGTTTATTGTTTTGATACTCGTTTTCCATTGCAGGACGGCTCTTATCGAGCAACAACTTGGAGTCAGATTGCTCCATTATGCTTTACTAATCTTGTTGATAATACCATTTATATTGGAAATGCTAGTGGAATAGCTCAATACTCTGGATACTCTGATAATTCATCGTCTTTCCAGTTAAGTTATTTTTCACATCCATTGTCTTTTGGGAATCCGTCTGTTCTTAAATTCCTTAAAAAAATTAATGTTGTTACATTTGATGGGGCAGAGTCTACCGTAGTATTGAATTGGGCTTATGACTATACGAATAACTATAAGAAACAAGCCTATATACTACCTGCAAATAAATCTGCTCAATACAACATATCAGAGTACAACACAGATGCCGAGTATTCTGGCTCATTGGATTTAATTAAAAGAAAGAAAGTAAACACATCTGGCTCTGGCATGGTTGTGTCTGTAGGTGTTGAGTCAACCGTTGATGGGAATGTTATTGCAATACAACAACTAAATATTCATGCTCTTCTTGGAAGGATTGCGTAATGTCAAACTATACAAAGACAACTAACTTTGCGGCTAAGGATGCGCTAGTTTCAGGCAATCCTGCCAAAGTTGTTAAAGGAACTGAGGTTAATACAGAATTTGATAACATTGCTACTGCTGTAGCTACAAAGGCAGATTTGGCTAGTCCGGCACTTACTGGTACGGCTACCGCTGTTAATCTAACAGTGTCAGGAACTCTGTCTGCAACTGTGGATGGAGGAACTTACTAATGAACTGGACTGATTTTTTTAATAGTTTGATTGGTGGAAATACTGGTAAATTGCTTGGCACTATTGGCGAGGCAGCAGTAACTCAAGCCGGAATCCAAGATGTTGGTGAGGCTCAAAAAGAGGCAATAAAAGCACTTACTGGTCAGACCACTATTCCACAAATAGAGGACGGATTGCTTGGTCAGGCTCTTGAGCAGACCAAGTTTAAACCCTTTACGGTGACTTCTGGGACTGGTGGTACTGCCCAGGTTGGGCCTACTGGGGGTCTTACATTAGGGCTATCTGCACAGGAACAAGCAGCCCAACAGGGGCTTTTGGGCATGATACCGACCCTTCTGGGGCAGGTTGGCAGACAAGATGATGTTGGCCTCATTAATATGCTTACGCAGTCTCCTGAGCAACGACAGGCCCGTGAACAAGCAATCTTTAGTCGTCTTCAGGCTGCACAGTTACCAGAGCAGGAACGTGCCAGATTGGGCCTTGAAGAGCGTCTAGCGTCACAAGGAAGACTTGGTGTCCGTACCTCAATGTTTGGGGGAACTCCTGAGCAACTGGCTCTGGAAAAGGCTATTCAGGAACAACAGGCACAGACTTCTGTAAGTGCTATGGAACAAGCAAGGGCAGAACAGGCTCTACAGTCTCAACAGACTTTGGCTGGTCTACAGCAGATGCTGGGTGAGCAGCAGCTTCTTACTCAGACAATTCCAAGTTTCCTTCAGGCGGCTTATACGCCTCAAGCTGGATTGTTGGGCGCATTGGCTCCTGCTACCGATCTATCAAGGGTATTGGCATCCCTTCAAGCTGGTGGTGCAGAGCTTTACTCTGGTCTTGGTCAGACTGCTATCGAGTCTCAGTTGGGCTTTGAGTCATTAAAGAACGCTCTAAGACAACAACAGTATCAAGGCTTGTTTGACTTGTTAAAGGGTGATCAGCAACAGCAACAAGCTACGTCAGCACAAGATGCTGCGTCTTTGTTTAGCAAACTTTTACAACAAGGTGTTAATGTATCTTGGGAACAAGTTAAAAGTTTATTCGGATAATCGCTGACGGAACCATAGTCTACTTATAGGAACTAACAATGGCTATCAACATACAATCTTTGTTTCAAGACATTATTGAGACTCCTGCTCAACGGCAGCAGCGTATGCTCCAAGAAGGCATACTGAAAGGCCGTGAATTGACCTCTGGTCTGACTGGTCTAGCCAGAACTCAAGCTCCTTTGGTTTCTGCGCTGATGATGAATATGCCCAAGCGACAGGAATCTCTGCGCCGTGGTATTGGTGGTATGCTTGGCCTTGATGTCAGGTCTGAGTCTGAGAAGGTTCAGGACGCATTGAAGAATGTTGATCCGAATAATCCACAGAGCTTGTTGCAAGCGGCTCAGATGATTCAGGGTCTTGGTCTTGGCGCACAGGCCGCAGAAATTCGAGCTATGGCTGCTGATGTAACCAGGCAGAGAGAGGCTGATTTGTTGGCAAAACAACAGGCGTCAACTCAAATGGCTGCGGATCTGGCAAGAACAGAACAAAGCACTGCGGCGACCGAAAAAACAAGATTGGAAACAGAAGCAGCGCAAAAAGGACTTGAAGAAAGAAATGATTTAAGAAGAGCAATGATGAGGCAGGTAGATGCTTCCGCACATTTGTCAGCAAGACAAAAAGTTGACTTGAATCTGCAAATACAGTCTGGAGGTTATGACAACAGAATGGGCGAATTAGATGACATAACATCTAATAAGCCTATAATTTTTGGTGGAAGGGCCATGATTCAAAAGGATGGTGAATGGAAGGATGTTGAATTAGGCGATACATCATCGGCCCAAAACGCAAGAGAAAGTTTGATATTGTCAGCCAGACTTCAATATGAACCAAATAGTAATGAGCTATTGGTTATTGAAAATAACATTAATAATGGCAATATAAAAAAAGCAAGTGATTTTAAGGATTATGCGCCATTGCCTGGAAATGGTACTAGACTTAATCTTCCTGCTGCGGTAGAGAAACAAATCATAGATATGCAAACAGAAGCAGGCTCTGCCTCTGTTGCAAACTCAAGAATATCTGATGCAATTCAGCTTATTTATGATAATAGGCTGCTTGAAACTGGCTCGGCAGGTGTTGCATCTAGCTTTTTTGAGTTAACAAAAAATATAGCTGGAATGAGAGATTCGGAATCTTTCTTGAGAACAGCGTATACAAGAGAGAAAAACACCGAAATAATAAACAGTCTTCCACCTGGTGTTGCATCAGATAGAGATGTTGCAATTTTTTCAGAAGGTTTTCCTCCTAAAAATGCTTCAATTTCTGAAATCTTATCATTTTTTCAAGCAGCCAAGAGAATTAATTCATTAACTCAAGACCTATCATTGCTTGCCGAGAATCATATTCGTCAACAAACAGAAACTGGCAAATTCCAAGATGCCACAATGGTTGGATTTTCGGCGAAAAGACGAGCTTACGGCGAGGCAATGAAAGCATTAAGGCGACATCAAGATATTCTTGATCTTCAGCTTCAGTCTAACGAGATCACGCAAGATGAAGCATATCGCTCAATGGCAGAGGAACTTGAAGGTTTTTCGGTTAATTTTGGATTTACGCCAACAATGTATATAAATTGATCTGGAGAATATTGTGTCAGCATCAGATAAATACAAAGCAATTTTGGAGGGGACTTATAATGACCCATCTACTCCAGAAGGAAAATACAACTTTAGCTTTTCTCAACAAGCAGAAAGAGACGTAGGTGAATCTCTTG